CATTTACTATTATTTTTTTCAATATAAATTGATTTTTTGAATATTTATATTAAAAAACTATGGGAGAAACTTTTATCAACATACAATTTCCTTTTGCTGATTCACAAAAAGGTTATTTCCTAGAAATGACTAAAGAAAATAAAAAAGCTATTAAATCTGATTTAATGCATCTTTTATTAACCAATAAAGGTGAAAGACTTTATATGCCCGATTTTGGTACTAACCTAAAAAAATATTTATTCGAACCAAATATTGAAACTGTTAGTGCTGACATTAGAGCTGAAATACAAACCTCCATTAACAAATACATACCGAATTTAAAAATAGATACTTTAACTGTAACACCAAGTGATGATAATGAACACTCTGTTTTTGTTAAATTAGAATATACGGTAACTAATGACACTTTTCAACAAAGTGATTTTGTAATAATACAAATATAAAAAATGGCACAGAAAAAAATAAATTACTTATCAAGGAATTTTGCTGAAGTAAGAACTGACTTATATAATTTTGTAAAAAAATATTACCCTGATTTAATGTCAGATTTTAGTGATGCTTCAATAGGTTCTATGTTAATAGAATTAAACGCTGCTGTTGCTGATATGTTATCCTTCCAAACAGATAGGATGTTTAATGAAACGCAATTAGATTACGCTCAACAAAGAAAGTCTATTTTAAATATGGCAAGAACTTTAGGTGTTAAAGTACCAGGTTTTAGACCATCAGTTACACTAGTAGACTTTTCTATTAAATTACCGGCTTTTGGTGATACGTTTGACATTAGATATGCCCCTATTTTAAGATTCGGTGCTCAAGCTACAGGAGCTGGTAAAGTTTTTGAAATTCTTGACGATGTAGATTTTTCATCACCTTTTAGTAAAGGTGGTATTCCCAACAGGTTGATAATACCTAATTTTGATGGTAATGGTAATATAGTTAATTATACTATAACAAAAAGGGAATTAGTAGTTAACGGTAAAACATCTTATTATGTTCGTTCAGTAAACCCCTCAGATGTGACACCATTTTTACAGATAACATTACCAGAATCAAATGTGTTATCAGTTGAAAATGTTATAACTCTAGACAACCCAACTCCTAGTATACCACCATTAGATAATTTTGTTGACCCTAATAATAGATGGTATGAAGTAGATTCTTTAGCTGAAGATAAAATTTTCATGGATGATAATTCTAGGGTATCAGATAATAATTCTATAACACCAGCAAAATGGAAATCAGTAACAAGAAAATTCATAACTGAATATACTGATGCTGGGTTTATGAAATTAACTTTTGGTAGTGGTGTTAATAGTAATAACGGAAATCAATTACCATTAGTTTTAGCTAATTCGGCTAATTTTATTAATACATTAGCTTTAGGTGAAATACCTAAGGCAGGCACAACTATCTATGTGAGATATCGTGTTGGTGGTGGATCTACTTCTAATGTTGGTCCTAATATATTAACTAGTGTTGGTACTTATGATATGAATGTTAATGGACCAAACCCAACTATAAATCAAACAGTAAGAAATTCATTAAAAGTTAACAATCCTATACCTGCTGTAGGTGGTGCTGAAGCTCCGTCTATTGAAGAACTTAGATTCTTAACTAAATATAATTTTGCTTCACAAAATAGAAGTGTAACAATAAAAGATTATGTTGCACAATTATTAAAAATGCCTGGTAAATATGGACTAGCTTTTAGATGGAGTGTAGAAGAACAATCTAATAAAGTCTTAATTAATTTATTAGGTTTAGATGCTAACGGTAATTTAACAAATGTTAGTTCGTCGACTTTAAAAGAAAACATCGCTACTTGGTTAGCTGATTATAGAATGATTAATGACTATGTTGAAATAAATGATGGTAGTATTATAAACTTAGGGTTTAATGTAGATATTTTTGTTGATAAATCTTTTAATGTTTCAGAAGTAGTTAATAATACAATACAAAAAATTGTACAATATTTTGATATTAAAAATTGGAGTATGGGTCAAGATGTTTATTTATCCTCTTTAATAGAAAATGTGAATAATGTACCAGGTGTATTAAATGTTATTAATATAGAAGTTTTAAATTTTGTTAGTGGTGATTATTCATTAAACCAGTCTAGTCAATTTATTATTTCAGAAGATTTGACCAGTTCACCTATTACTAGAGTATTAGATACTTCAGATTTTACTGTTTTTGGTGAATCAAATGCTATGTTTGAAATTAAATTCCCTAATAAAGATATTAGGGTTAGAGTTAAAACTAATTAATGGAACATTATACTTTAAATAATAACTTTACAACGTTAAACTATTTTGCTGATGGTTCTTTAATAAATACAATTGAATCCTCTAAATTTATTAGTATACCATTAAACTTATCATTTGATAACAATGGTAGAGAAGACGTTTTAAACAAAATAATTAAAGAAGAAGTAAACACCACCATAAACCCTTTTATAGACTTAGAAACTTTTAAATTTAATTCTTGTGTTTATGGGACATCCACACCAACGGTACCAGTATTAAATTTTTATTTTGTTAATACAGCAAATACCTATAATGTTAATTTTATAAACGCTGGATTTACAAATGATGATATCGCAACTAGTAAAAATAGATTAACAAAAAGTTTTTTTAGATTAGATTTTTATGATGGTATAGACGATAAAAGAAATTTTCTTTTTTCTGAGTTTTTAAGTGTTAACTTAAATCAAACACCTTCATTTACTTTAAATAGAATATTTTGGCTTAAAAATGATTCTAATTTTCTTAACGGTGAATATAGGTATATGTATTTTGATGTAACATTTTTTAATGCTAAAGATGGTACCATTAAAAAATTTTTAAATAAACCATCAGTTGGCCCGACTACAATAATAGATTATAGAAATAACCCTGAATGGAGATTTGTTAAAATAAAAGTTTTAAATCCTTACACTACAGTAAATAATAGTAACAGTAACTATAATAGAGTTTTTTATATTGAACCTATAAACGGTAATACTGATACATTAATAAATTTTTCAGAAATTAAAATATTATGATGGTTTTTTACAAAAGAAAGGCTAAAATTTCAGACTTCCAAAAAGTGGTGGATACGGGTCAACCTAATTTAGAGTTTCTTCTAGATGATAAAATTTCTTTTCAAATATTTTTAACACAAGATATTGAAGATATTGGTTTTTATGAATCTGATAAAAAAGCTAAGGGTATTGGTTTGGGTGATATAAATATAAGTGATTTTACTATATTATAATGGGGGTATCAGGTTTAACAGATAATAAATTATTCGATGTGAGATCATTTGACCAATCTGAACCTTTTAAGGTTGGTTTTAATAATGTCACTGATGTTTATACTGATGGTTATGGTAACAAAATTGTGAAATATGAGATAGACGATATCATGTATACAACTTATGTTAGTGATAATTATGGTTCACAAGATGTTAATAAATTCGCTGCAAATACTTTTGAATATTTCAGTGATACTAAAAATATATCTAAAATAGATATAGGTACTTTAAACACTGATATATTAGGAAACGTCTCAAGAAAAAACATTGTTGGTAGTAAATTTAATCAGGAATATATTTTAAAAATTGGTGACGGTAAAAAAATAACAAAAAGTGTTAAAAAAAATAACCCGATACCAATAAGTTATAAAGAAAATAGATATAGCACAACAAATTTAGGGGACACAATATTTCAAACAAAAACTTTCAGTTACCAACAATTTACTGAAGATATAATTTATAAAAATGATACTTACATTGGACTAATTGAAAACCCAAAAGTGAGTTCTAATCTATTTATGGAAAGAGGTCAATATACAATTTTTGAAAGACATCAGAGATTATCAGAAATAGATAATATGGCAACTTTATTTAATTATAGAAACGGATATTATACAGAAATAAAAACAATATAAAATGGCAACAGGTAATTATGGGGTCGTTAGACCGTCAGATGTTTCGGTAGACGACATACAAATATTTTATAATTTTACACCTAGTAGAAACACTAAACCTTCAGCTTTAATAGAGATAAGTGCACCTTCTGTTTTAGAAACAGTTACATCACCCACAGATTTAAATGGTGTGGCTTCAGCTTTAGCTGGTTTATATAATTTAGCTTTACCTGCTAGTATTTTTAGTGAAAAAGGTTTTTATAATATTGTTATAAAACCTAGAGAATATCGATTAACAATTCAGGATTGTGGTGTTTTATCCTCTTCCCCTGATATTAGAGGTATTGTATTAAACGCTTCAGATTTACCATCTAATATAACATTAGATACAAATTTAATTGGTTATAGAGTTGAATATTTTAATTCTAACGATAGTACCAAAATTAATAACGTATTTAGGATAATAACATCTAATGGTAGGGTAGAACCGGTTAACCAAAATTTAAATAACACTTCACAAAAAGCTATTAGATATAGATATAGGGATAATTCAGATTTAATATTCTGTACATTAACCCCAACCTCTAACCCATTGACACAACCTAATAAGGTACCTTTTATAGGTTCACCAGGACAAGTAATAACAATAACAAATACATTCTTTAACCCTGTTTTTATTGAATTGGAAATGACAGAATATGATTTGGAAACATTATCATATGGTATCTATGGGAATCAAACCAAATCAATCCAAGACGGTAAATATACGATATACGACGCAAATAATGAAATTTATAAACAATATAATCTTTATGAAATACAAGATGATACTGGTAACCCATTATTTGAAGTTAAAGAAGAAGTTAGTGTTATAGATACAACTAAAGATTTTTCTAACATAACAGGGGCATAAGTAATATAAAATGGCAACAAAAGTAATACCTGGTTCTTTAACCGATGCTTATAAAAAGGGTAAAGGAGATTTCTCACCTGATTTAGTGGGATTCCAGTTCACTAAAAGTGCCTCTATTTTTACTTTAGGTAATTTTTCTATAACCACAAACGTTAGTCCTAATTTAACTGGTGAAATATTTAACACGGGAATATTTTCAGACCCTATAACTTTAGATACCTTACAATTAACAAACATTGAGTCTCAATTAATAGAACAAAATAGTAATAGTTTATCAGTTACTTTAAATAATAATAAGAAAAACTTTTTAAGTTATGTTTATTTTGGTGAGGCTAAAAAATTCTTAGAAACTGAATTAACTGATATCATTGATAATTGGAAGGGTAGTTTATTTATAGAACAATCTAATTTAACTAATACAATTGTAGGATTTAATTATAATCAGTATACTGATGAATCTTATTTTTCTTTCCCTATAAATGTTGCACAAAATATTTTTTATCTAGATACTAGACTTGATGGTGTTAGTTTTGATGAACTAGACATAAGTGTGTTACAGACAAATTATTTAAAGTATGAAATACAAAATGATTTCGGTAAGTTCCCTTTATTAGATTATACAGGTAATAGTAATACTAATGATTACATATATATTAAAGTTAAAGGTAATGTTTGGCCAACATTAAGTGCCACAACTAATGGTTCTTTTACATATCATTTAAGACCTACCGATTATAATTTACAAAAATATTTCTTTAATAGATTATCTGATTTTCAAAACCAAATTTTAAATAGGTTAATAACCCCACAATATACATTATCCTTAGAAATACCTTACACAAATGAACAAGGTTATACTTTTACTGTTACACAAAATTTTACTTGGCCCACTTCAGATGGTTATAATTTAGATGTTAGTGGACGTAATTATGGTGAATATCTAGAAAACTTATTTAATTTAACTAATACTCTAGATGCTAGTAACACTAGTATAATGACTAGAAGATTGGTTGCTTCATCCATTTTAGAATTTGATAGTGCTGGTGATGGTACATCTGAACGTGGTCGTAAAATGGATAAACTATTAAAGATTTGGGGTAGAGAATATGATGATGTAAAAAAATACATTGACGGTATTTCTTTCGCTAATGTTGTGACATATGATGGTGTTGATAACATGCCAGACGAATTGATTAAAATGATGGCATCAACTCTAGGTTTTGACACAATACAAAGTTTTTCTAATAATGATTTAATTAATTATTTAGCCACAACAACAAATGTAGTATTTTCAGGTGAGTCAAGAACTTTATCTATTCAAGAAATGGATACTGAATTATGGAGAAGATTAGTAATAAACGCTTGGTGGTTATGGAAATCTAAGGGTAGTAGAAAAGTAATAGAATTCTTTTTGAATTTATTTAACATCAGTGATTGTTTAATAGATTTTAATGAATATGTTTATTTAGCCGAACAAAAATTAGATTATAATGAAGTTAGTCAAAAATTATTTAATTATTTAAATACAGTAGTAGAAATAGACGTATTAGAAGATAGAAGCATAACAACCCTATTCCCAATAGACACGGACGGTTATCCAAAACCCCTACCAGACTCACCTGATTATTATTTTCAACTTAATGGTTTTTGGTATGATGGTGGTGTACCGGCAAACACAAAACCTGATACAAATGGTAATAACCCACATTATGGTCCATACGATTTTGGTAAGGCTTATTTTGGTAGATTCAGATGTTTTATTAACGATTTTGTGTTTGAAAACGATATAGTAAATCTAAATGAATTAAGTTTTAATTATTTTACTGATTATAGTTTCGGTACGGTAGAACCAAATACAGGGATATTAGTTATTAGTGGTGAAAGTGTTTCAACAACTACACCACCAACACCTACACCTTCATATGGTTTATTCTATGGTGATTTAATGAATGATAATAATAGAATAACTTCAGGTTCTACTGTAGAATTAGCCGGTAAAACTGATGAATATGTTAATACAGGTAAGTACTCAATAAAAATAAACTTTAATACTGGTAAAGGTGATGAATGTATTATTTGTCCACCTAGTATAAACTTAAGTAAATACAACCCTTATAGTGGTGTTGTTACTTATTATGATGGTGATACTTTATTTGGTGTGGATTCTAAAAAATGTTGTGATTTTTATGGGTTCTATACCTACCCACAATCAGACTCAACAGAGTTATGTTATTGGTGCCCACCATCAAGTACATTTGTGATTAGTGATAGTATAATTGATATCGGTGTAACAGGCCCAAAAACACCTCTATTATTAAACAATTTTAAAGAAGTTTATTTTAAAGGACCAAATAATAAATTAATCAAACCTAGTAAAGAATGTTGTACTCTTAGAGGGTTTGCTTGGAACAGTATAACTAAAAAATGTGTCCCTAAAGTTAATAATACCATTGATTTTGTCTCGGACCAATCAAATTTTGTTGTTGAATAATATTTAAGATAAAACAGATTTATGTCTTGTAATATAGAAGATCTTGACCCCTCGGAGATAATATTTGGTTGTACTGACCCATTAGCGATAAACTATAGTGCTTCAGCTACTGTAGATGATGGGACTTGTATTATAACTGGTTCTACAATATTTGGTTGTACAGACCCACTTGCTTTAAATTATAATTCTGGTGCAACAGAAGATAATGGTACATGTATTTATACTTTATGTCCTACAGGTATAACTGTGGTTGAGAATGTTGTATACTATACCGATTTACTACAACCTGGACAGGAAAGTTTATATTTTAAATTTCCTTTAAATGAAGATTGTTGTACAGAAGATCTAGTTGGTCAGGCAGTTGTATGGGACTCCACAAATAAAATATGTAAAATTGATTTAAAACCACAATGTATTGTTTATGCAGTATCAGTGGAAGGGGTTGCTTTAAATCAAAATGGACAACCTATAAGTGAAGAGTGTTGTACAAGTTTAGGTGACGATTACCAATGGGATCAAAATGTAGAATATAAAGGTAAAAAGGGTGGTTGTGTTTATACTAACTATGTAACAGAGGAATGTAATTTAGAATTATCAAACTTAACATTTAATGAAGATGGGTCAATAAGTATAAACCCTAATAGTTTTGTGACTGGAAGTACTTCTACAACAACTGATAATTCTACAACAAATGAAGATATTTGTGTTAATATTGACCATTGGTATGTTTATAACCCATGGCCACAAGGTGATTCAATTAATGGGTATCCAGAAGGTAGTTTATTAACTTTACATACAACAGACCCTAACGCTATTAATTTACAAGTAGGGCAACAGATAGCCTTATCTGGTATGGACATCGTACCAATTAGTAATACTTGTTATGATTATACTGAATTAACAACTTTAAATTTAATCACTAAAATTGTTAAAATTTTAAATATACCAGGTACTAATATCTATGATATAACAACTTCAGTTTATTTTAGTACACAACCTGGTGATTATTACAATAATTTATGTTTAGATAATATAAATGTTGCTGGTAGTGGTAAACTTTGTGTTGTTTACGGTCAGCCTGAAGAAGTAATAACACAAACAAATATTTGTGTTAATTTTTCTGAATATGTTACAAATGATAATAACACATCAGTTTTTTCACAACTTTCAAATTGTACCTTTAATTATCAGCCTTCATTGTTTGATAATCTAATAATTTTGGGAACTAATAATCCTGAAATATTAAATTTTCCTATATGTGAAAATTACACCTTTAATCAGTTTGATTCAAATTTTGATAATTTATATTTTAATTTAAGAAATAATACTAATACCCCAACGGTAAAAAATAATTTAGAAACCTCACCACCATTAAAATTAATTAGAGTTGAACAGGCACCACAAGGTTATTTAGCTTATTTTTGGTATGATTATTTCCCTAATTATAACCCTAATTTTTTAACTAATTTCCCTAAAGACATTAATGACCAAACATGTTATAATAAAGTAACATATACCCCAGTTGTTAATCAAACAGCATCCAGTGGACTTGGGAACTTTAATATTGATTTTATTAATATTGATTTTATTAATAGACCTTTAGATACTATACTTAGTAAACTAACATTAAATGAAACTTGTTGTTTAGAATTAGGGCAAGGTTTATGGTCATGGATTGATGGTAGATGTTATTGGAACCCCCCTAAAGAAACCGAACCAGTATCAATAGGTGTTAGTGAAAATGATATAATAGTTACAGACTCAGAATGTACAACTTTAAGAGTTTGTTTATCCTTCTTTTTAGAGAGACCTGATAACCCTGAATGTGAACCAACGGGTGATGTCACAGCTAATTTAAGTGTGTATAGTGGTAATAGTGTAAATTCAGGTTCATTAGATACCATATTTAATATTACACAAGTATCTAACTATAGTTTAAATAGAGACGGGTATTGTCAATGGGTGCAAATATGTACTGATATTAGTGGTTTTGAAGGTATTCCTTTTAAATTAAAATTAGATTTAGAAGGTTTATTAGATTGTTGTGATTATGAAATTTATTTAGATGACATAAGTGTAAATTGTACAATACAAGATTCTATTATTGTACCTAATAGACTTGAATGTCCAGGGTTTACTATTCGTAGAGTTATAGATAATAAAAAGTCTTGGGTCTATAATGATGGTGAAACAATTAATAGAGTTTTTGCACCAAGTCCTGATGCGGATATTCCATGGAGATATACAAATTATTTTGAACAATCGGGTGTTTATGAAAGACACAGTAAATTAGTCCTTAATTCCAAAGAAATGGAGTTAACATTTAATATGTGTTCAGGTTCTAATTGTGATCCTAAATTAAATGTTTACGAATTAATAGATTATAAAAAGAATTTCCAAAATTTTTGGATAAAATTTATAGAACAATTTGTACCAGCTACTACAATATTTGTTGCTGGGGAAAGATGGTGTACAAGAGAAGACCAAATTTGTCCTGTTATTGAACCTTGTGATTATGATAATAATTTTAATTTATCAGATTTAGGTATTTTTAATACTAGCGGTGATTCTGATAAACCTACTGATAAACAAAACGGTGGTTTTAATATTCCTATTTATATTTCAGATACTAACATACCTGAAGAAAAAACAGGTGATTACGGGTCAAATAGAAATGATGGGCCTTTAATTTTTGATAATCTTGTAGCGTCTTTTATAAAACCAAGGTTGAGTGATATAGTTAATAAAGAGTTGACTTTACCTACAGGTTTGTTACCATTATTGCAGAACGGAATGAATAATTTTAGATCAAAAATGACACCTACAGTTTATATACAAAACTAATAAATGAATTCTAATAAAACAATAAGATTACGTACAACACCTGGTGAAAGTCAAAATATTCAAATTAAAATAGAACAAGAATTTGACACTTTAGATATCTTAAGTTTAAAGATAACACAAGACGAGGTGTATCGTAATTTTTGTTCTGATTATGGTGTTGTTGTTGGTAGAGTTATAGCTAATGATGGTTTTGGTGTTGAGAATGCTAAGTTGTCTGTTTTCATACCTATATCAAACGAAGACCAAGACGATGTTAGAATATCATCAGTGTATCCTTATACAACAGTGAGTGATACTGATGCACAAGGTACAAGATATAATTTATTACCTAAACAAGGGAAAAAATACACACATTATCAAACATTCCCAAATGGAGTTAACCCTAATAGTGACCTTTATAATTATCAATCCCCATTTAAAGGTGTTTGGGCCTCATCTTCTTGGGTTTTAGAAACAACTAACCCAGATGGTACAGTAGTCTATAGTAGAGAAGCACAATTAACATATGGTCCCGAAGTTCCTACAGGTACTTTTCCTTCTAAACAAGAATTTTTAGATAACGATATATTATTAGAAGTTTATGAAAAATATTATAAACTAACAACAAAAACAAATGCTTCTGGGGATTATATGTTTTTTGGTGTACCCGTAGGTAATCAAACAATACATATGGATGTTGATTTAAGTGATCCTGGAGATCTTAGTTTAACTGTTGAAGATTTTATTGACGCGGGGTTTACACAACAACTTTTTGATGCAGAAAATAAAAAGTTTTTGTCCTCAACTAATTTAGATTCACTACCACAAATAGAAAGTAGAAATATAAGTGTTGAAGTGGTACCTTTTTGGGGTGACTTGGAACAATGTGAAATAGGTATCACAAGATTAGATTTTAATTTAAATAAAACTATTTCACCGTCATCTATTTTAATATTTCAAGCTTTTACAAATAGTGATCCAGAATTAGCGATAAATAAAAATAATTGTAATATTGATAGTGGTAATGAGAATGAATTCACCTCAATAGGCAACATGACTAAATTAGGTGTTAAAGTTGTTACAACAGCTGTTAATTCTGATTTTACCAAAACAGAAAATTTTGATGGTGGTAATGTTTTTGTTACATTACCAATGTATCAGGATAGATATATTACTGACGAATTTGGTCAATACGTTTTATCACCCGACCAAAATAAAGGGGTACCAACAGGAGGTAAATATTATTTTGCTATTTACCCAATATCTGATTATATAACAACCGACCAATTAAATGCTGATGACGGTAATGGTAAAGGTTATGCTTGTTATCTTACCAATAGTAGAAATGATGCATGTTTTTACGCTAGATATGATTTAAAAAATAAATTAAGAAAAATATATACTTTTGGTACTAGAAATGATTCTTCTGATGGTCTTTCTAGAGTAACTAGTATTAGAGGACAAGCTAATGGTAATAGTAATAATGTCTCTTATCCTGTTAATTTTAAAGATGGTGGTGAAAAAAGATTTATGACAGATAGTACTAATATAGGTGTGTGTTATGGATCTTTATACTTCCCAAGATTAGAATGGAAACATGGTGGTGTATATTGTTATGTGGCCGCTATGTCACAAAATGTTTCAACACCTAATGGTTTAATGTATCAAAGTTTATATATTGATTACCAAATTTGGCGTGAAGTTTATGCTATAAGCGGTGGTAATCCCATTAGTGATGGAATTTACGGATTCCCTTATTATATGGATATAACTGATGTAATAAAATTGTTTAAAGAATTTGGTGGTGGTATACAAAAACCTACTTCAGCTCTTTTAGAATTATATAATTCAGAAAACTCTAACCCTCTAGGTTCTGATGTTGGAGGTATTAGTAATCAAACTATACCTTTAAGAAATAGCGTATTTGATACACCAACGCTAGATTTTCCATTAACTCTAAATACAGATCAAAAACCTTATGATAATGATGTCCAAATACGTTCACTTGATAGGTTATTTACTGGTCCTGGTATAAATGATTTTACAGATTGGATTACTCGTAGGGGTAGATATTTTTTCTATTTTGGTTTAAAAGATGATGATAACGCATTAACGTATTTAAAAGAAAGATTATCGTGAGTAATCAAGATTATAATATAAAAAGATTATTAGGCATTTATAAAAACAAAGTTTCTATAAATGAAGATAATTTTATGGGGGTTGAACTACCTAATAAAAGTAAACAAGTAGAACCCGACCAAAATCTATATATTGTAAATAGCAATGAAAGATTTAATGAAGAAAGAAATTCTTCAGGTTGTTATAGAATTAGTGGAAAAATAGATTTAATGACTAGTAATATATATTCACAAGCATTTAATAATTTTCCAACAGAAGAAGATTGGGGGTTTTTAAACGGACAAGGTTTAGCAATATTAGATAATAATTTAATAACTAAAAATTGGGTACTACAAATAACCTATCCCTTTGAAAGTGATCCCAATAGAGAAATTGTTTCTAGAGAAGTAGACGGTGATAGAATCTCTATAGCTGAAAAAGGTTTACAAATAAAATCTATAACAAAAACAAATGTTACAGGAGGTATAGATCAATTGTTACTTAGAACAGTACAAAATCACGGGATTCTTGAAATAGGGGAGTATGTATATATTACCCCAGACCAAGGGAATTTAAATTATTTAGGCCTACATAGAGTAATTGGTTTTGAGTTTGGTAATGAAGATAAGGGTTTAATATTAGAAACAACTTATCAGGGAGATATCTTTTATGGTAATGTAAAAAGAGTTTTTGAACCATCGTTAGAAGATACTTTATTTTTAAATAATACAAGTATACAATTTTTAAGTAGTTGTGATTCTAATGGTAATACCACTAATATTGACCACACAAAAATATATTCAGATAATCACGATTTAAGAATAGGTGAGTGGGTAGATTTAAGATTTAACAACTTTAACAATATGAATGGTATTTTTAAAGTTGTTGCTGTACCTAATAATAATGAGTTTGTTGTAAAATATAGTTTCCCATCATTAGGATTGATACCATTTAATGTTAATGGAATTTACCCAGGGGCACAATTGAATTATAAAGTAATTAATGGTGTACCTTCTAATTATTATTTCAGAAAATTTAAAATTTTAACAAATTTTAGTGATTATGAAGTTTATAAGTGTGGGTTTTCAACGAATGTCTTTTCAGATAATTTTAACAATAAATTAAGTTTATTTCATTTTGATAAAAATATAGATGTTACCGATTTAACAGATAACTTAGGTAGACCATTAAGTGAAATATATCTTACATTAACAAAAAGATCAAACCCCTTTGGTGACGTAATATCTATTTTAGAGGATAATAGTGATGTTGTACCTTTAAATGCTTACATGGGTCCGATAATCTTAGACACATTATCTTATTGGGATGGTAGTAATATAGGTACAATACAAAAATATAAAGACGATTTACTTTATGGTGATTTTGTAGAATATAATGAGGCCTTCCTAGAAGAAAAAACTATAGCAAATATTGTAAATAGATTTGGTGTTACTAGAGTTGATAATACCGCTACAGTATACACATCAGACGGACCTGGTTATTATTATCAACAACATAATAAAATACAGATTAGAAAATTTTCTACAGTAATTGAGACTGTTGAAAATAACCCTAATGAAATATATCCAGATTATGCTCAAATAAATTATGATGGTACTATTTCTTGGAGGGATGTTTTAGAAATAGGTTATTTTGAAGATGGTATTAATGGGGTAGATTATCCGTTTATGAATGGTTGTCATTATTTATTTGACAATTACACTATTTATATAAGGAGTCAATTACCTACTAATTATGTTGATATAAATACAGAACAAGTAAATTACTCAAAAACACCAGTTACTGGTTCAGAAGGAAAAAAATGTTAAATTAAAATAGATGTCAATTTGTGATAAAAATATAATTAAAACACCTTTTAGTGAGGAATTAATATTAGAAAATATTAAAAAAGATTATGGTCTTTTTAACACCAATAATATTAACCCTGGGGTTGAGATGTGTGTGGAAGTTTTTAATGGTCCCACCTTTAATAGTAATTTTATTAAATTAACAACAGGATTAACTGAAACATCTTTGGGGGTATTTAATATCACTAATAATGACTTAACATTTAATTATACATTTACTGGTAATTTAGACACTTTAACAGCTTATACAGGTAACTTTGAATACCAAATATATGCTAGAAACATAGAAAACCCACCAAGAGTGGTAGATAATGTCACAGGTCTAGTACCTGACGCACCAATTTTTAGTGAAACTTTAGTCTACAGTGCTAGTACCCCATTTAGTGCAATAACAAATAGTGGGTTTACTTATTTAGAAACAATAACAATAGCTAAAGCTCAAGAAGAATATATCTTAAATAGTAATTTTAGTTTTTATAATAATGAATGTTTATTTGATAAATTCATTATCACACCTAATTTAAAAAATATTTATGAAGATAATACTTCATTATATTTTGTAACATTACTTGACCCCGATATACCAGCTTTAGGACCTTTTACACCAATAGAACCAAAAACACCTAGAATTTTAACTGTTAATAGAACAAATTCTTTTAAAGAAGAAACTTATGTTTTTAGTGTTCCACAAGAGATAGATAGTAATAATATAAAATGTGAATTAGTAACTGAAAATCTAACAATAGGTCCTGCTATATTCAGTGCTTTTACATTGAGTTATACACCTGTAAATTCCACTTTGATGGTTTCAGTTAATGGAATCACTTTATCTGATTTAGATTATACAATTTCAGAAAATGTTATTTTAACTTTATCACAAAATTTAGACCCTAATAAAGACATATTAACAGTATTTTATTTAGTTTGTAATAAAGATTTAGATATAATAAGGTCTGAAAATTATTTGATAACTGGTGTTACAAGTGGGTCTACATCAGCTTACACCCCGACAGAAAAAGTTTATTATAATACCGACCACAATACTTTTGAATATTATACAGAATATGACCCACAAGATAACGAAAATACCATATTATTTTTAAATGGTGTAAAATTGACTTACGGTTTTGATTATTACTACAGTATTACTGTTAATAATAGAATTATTTTTGATGGAGTTACTTTATCACCTAATGATATCATTAATGTAATATACAATTCATCTAAAATAGGTGAAGGTGATTATGGGTTTATTAATGTACCTGGTAACTCTTTAGAATGGAGAGTCAACCCTACATTAGTTACTGATAGATTTAATGGTAATTTCTTAGTTGAGGTTACTGAAAGCTTTGACAAAACTTTTACTTCCACCGCAACAACCAAACAAATTACTGTTGATTATAGTAATGGACAAACCATATACGAAACCACTATCCCAACAGGATTAACAGCAAATAACACATATATTTGGAGAGTTACTAATAATAAGGTTTATTCTGGCCTAGATGACAATATATTTACTACAACAAATATAAGTAAAGTAGGTAAATTTTCATTAGGTAACGGAATAAATTCTTACTAATATCATATTTATAAGAGATGAGCTATATAAGTAAAAATACGGGAGCGTTTGTTAACACTAGATTAACAGATAAAGGTAGGGAACTTTTATCTATTGGATTATTAAATTTTACCACGTTTAGGTTAGGGGATTCAGAAGTTGATTATTCTACTTTGGGAACTTCTTACAACATTGCTTTAGAAAATGTACTTAAACCTAAAGCAAACCAACCTAATTTAAAAACACCTATCTTCCCTACTTCTACAGCTGCTGTACCTGATGTGAGTATAGATCAATTAGTACCTACAGTTTTACAAACAATAGTTCAGGCACCTGAAAAAGGGTTTTTTAATTATGATTCAACAGCTACAACAATACAATACACAGCCTACACTACTGTAGACTATGTTATAAATGCTGATACGTTAATACCTATAACAGGAATGAATGGTACTAATATCGTATCTTTAATTCAAGGGCCAACGTATACTTCAGGAACTACTGAACCTTCTATTGGGGATTTAGTGTTAATTAAAATGACTAACCCTGACCTATCTACACCACAATCA